GATCGAGCATATGCGCAGCCTACTGCCGGACTCGCCATTCCGTGCGTATGGCGATGTCACTGCAGTGAAGGCCGAAGAGGTCGAGATCGACGGCAGCAAGCGCCTGGCGCTGTTTGCACAGATCGAGCCAACTGCCGATCTGATCACCATCAACAAATCCAAGCAGAAGCTCTACACCAGTATCGAAGTGCAGGAGAAGTTCGCCAACACCGGCAAGGCGTATCTGGTCGGCCTGGCCGTGACCGATTCACCGGCGAGCCTGGGCACCTCCATGCTCAGCTTCGCCAGCCAGCACCCCGATGCTAATCCGCTGGCCGATCGCAAGCAGTCACCGGGCAACCTGTTCACCGTCGCCGAAGAAACCGCGCTGGAATTCAGCGAAGTCAGCGAGGGGCCGGTCGCCAGTCTGTTGAGCCGGATTCGCACTGCGCTCAAGAGCGAAGACGCCACCGCCATCACCGCCGAGCAGTTCGCAGACCTGGGCGAAGGCATCGAACAGATCGCCGAGCACGTGCGCGGCCAGGAAGAACGCTTCGACCGCCTGCAGGCCGAACACATCGAGCAGGCGACCAAGCACGCGCAGCTGGCGGACGACCTGGCGCAGCTGCGCGCCTCGCTCTCACAGCAGCCTGACCCAGCACAGCCCGCACGCCCGGTGGTCACCGGCGGCGGCGCGGCCGTGCTGACCGACTGCTGATCCCACACCACACAAAAGCCGCAGCGCCACATCCTTCGGAGCCACCATGCAAAACGCCACCCGCCTGCAGTTCAACCAATTCGCCGAGCAGATCGCCAAGCTCAACGGCGTCGCCTCGCCATTCCACTCCTTCGCTGTCGATCCGACCGTGCAGCAGAAGCTGGAATCGCGCATGCAGGAATCGAGCGAGTTCCTGTCCAAGGTCAACATCGTCCCGGTGGACGAATTGTCCGGCCAGAAGGTGGGCATCGGCGTCACCGGCAGCATCGCCAGCCGCACCGATACCGGCGCCGGCAAGACCCGCACCCCGCGCAACGTCGCCGCACTCGACAAGAACGAGTACCTCGCCAAGAAGACCGACTTCGACACCGCCATCCCGTATGCGCTGCTCGATTCCTGGGCCAAGTTCCCGGACTTCCAGGCACGCCTGCGCGATGCGATCGTCAAGCGCCAGGCGCTGGACCGTCTGCAGATCGGTTTCAACGGCACGCATGCGGCCGCCGACACCGATCGTGCCGCATTCCCGCTGCTGGAAGACGTCAACATTGGCTGGCTGCAGCAGTACCGCACCAACGCCGCCCAGCGCGTGCTGGCGAGTGGCAAGACGGCCGGCAAGGTCGTGATCGGCGGTTCCGGCGCCGACTACGGCAACCTCGACGCGTTGGTGTACGACGTGGTCAGCAACTTGCTCGACCCGTGGCACCGCAAGGATCCGAGCTTGGTCGTGGTGCTCGGCCGCGACCTGATGCACGACAAATATTTCCCGATGGTCAACAAAGACCAGCCGGCCAGCGAGAAGATTGCCACCGACCTGATCTTGAGCCAGCGCCGCGTCGGCGGCCTGCAGGTGGCCGAGGTGCCGTACCTGCCGGACGGCGCATTGATGGTCACCTCGCTGGCCAACCTGTCGATCTACTACCAGACTGGCGGTCGTCGTCGTTACATCCAGGAAGTGCCCGCCCGCGATCGCATCGAGAACTACGAGTCCTCCAACGATGCCTACGTGGTCGAGGACTACGGCCTCGGCTGCGTCGTCGAGCACATCGAGATCGAGGCCTAAGCCATGGCCGACAGTCCCGCCAAGCGTCACCACAGCCGCGTACTCGCCGAGCTGGAAGCCGCCCAGCGTGCACCGCACCAGCTAATGGCCGGCGCCACCGCCTACGAGCAGCACATGGCGCAGCTGCAGAGCGATCGCCTGCGCCTAAAGCAGGTCCAGTCCGACCAGGGCAAGGCCGCGCTGAAGGTGCAGCTGTTGCCCGGCTATGTGCCGTACCTGGCCGGCGTGCTTGCCGGCGGTCAGGGCGCGCAGGACGAGATCGTTACCACGTGCATGGTGTGGCGGATCGATGCCCGCGACTATGCCGGCGCACTGGAGCTGGGCGCTATGTGCTCAAGCACGAGCTGCAGATGCCCGACCGCTTCACCCGCACGGTGGGCTGCGTGCTGGCCGAGGAAATTGCCGAAGCCGCGTTGTCGGCGCAGAAGACCGGCCAGCCGTTCGATGCGGCCGTCCTGGCCGACACCGCAGCGCTGACCGCCGAGCAGGACATGCCCGATGAGGTGCGCGCCAAGCTGCACTTGGCGCTGGCCCGCGCATCGCTGGCAGGCGTTACCGACGAGACGCCTGCCGACCAGGCGCAGCCCATCGCCGCCGCCGCTGTGGCCGACCTGCAGCGCGCCATCGCACTGCACGGCAGTTGCGGCGGCAAGAAGGATCTGGAGCGCGCCGAGCGTCTCCTGAAGAAGTTCAGCGCTGAGCCTGCGGGCACCAGCGAATAACCGAGCGTCCCCGCAACCCTCGCCGGCTCGGGGCTGATCCACAGCGTCTCTCTCCCGCTGCGGTGACGCCCCGACCACCGGCGACTTATTTGAGCCATCCATGAGCGGATTCACTGCCACCGGCGCCACCAGCGCAGCGCCCGATGCGATCGCCAACGCACCGTTCTGGCCGCCGATCGCACCAGCCGAGTTACGCGCCAGCATGCGCTTGGATGGCACTGTCACCGATGCGCGTCTGCGCCATGCCATCGTCGCCGCCATGCTGGCGGTCAACGATGAGCTGCAGGCCTGGGCGGATATGCACCAGGCGGCTGGGTACGCGGCGCTGAGCGATGTGCCCAGCACCACCGTCGACGGCGTCTCGCGCCGGGTGCAGCTGTACCTGCGTGCGGTGGCGTGCGCCACGGCCGTGGAAGTGGCAGAGCGTTACCGCAGCTTCGACGCCACCGACAGCGCCAACCAGCGCGCAGATGACCTGTCACCGAGCATCACCGAGCTACGCCGCGACCAGCGTTGGGCCGTGCGCGATCTGCAGAACCTGCCGCGCAGCACGGTGGAGCTCATCTGATGCGCGTGCACGCCATGCAAGGCGACACCGTCGACCTGCTGTGCTGGCGCCACCTGGGCAGCACGACTGGCCTGGTCGAGCGCACCTATCTCCTCAATCCCGGCCTGGCCGAACTGGGCGCAGTGCTCCCGCACGGCACGCCGGTGGAGTTGCCCGAGGTAACCACCACCACGGCGGCGATGACGCCGCTTGTGCAGCTATGGGACTGACCTGATGACCGAACCCACCTCCGTATCGAGCGGCTTCTTGATCGCCACCGGTGTGGGCCTTGCCTCCGTGCTGCCTGGCATCGACGGCGATGCGCTGATCGGCGCCTTCGCGGGCGGCGCGCTGTTCGTCGTGTCTGCCGCCAAGCAACCGCTGCTGGCGCGGCTGATCTATTTCCCGGTGAGTGTGATCGCCGGCTACCAGCTGGCGCCGGAAATCCTGCGCTGGTTGCCGATCAAGTCCAGTGGCGTGGCCGCCTTCGCCAGCGCGGCGTGCGCAATCACCGTCACGCTGGGCCTGATCGAAAAGAGCAAATCGTTCGACTTTTCCTTCCTACGTCGTGGAGGTCCGCCCAGTGCATAGCCTGGTCACCGTCCTGACGTTGATGGCCTCGCTCGCCATCTGCGTCCGCCTGCTTACCTACCACCGCCCGGTCGATGCGCGCCATCGACGCGGCGCGGGCTGGTGCGCGTGGTTGCTGATCGCCAGCACCGGCGGCCAGGCGCTGCACATCCTGCTGGCCGGCGCCGGCTCGCAAGTCAGTCTCTGGCACCTGGGCACGTTGATCGTGCTGGCGGTGCTTACCTACCGCGCCCAGGGCAATGTGGCGCGCATCCTGAAGGTCGATTGATGTTCACCGATACCCAGCTCGCCTCGATCATGCAGTGCTCGCCTCAACGCGCGCAGCGCTGGCACGGCTCACTGCTCGCCGCCGCCAACCGTTTCGGCATTACCACCAAGCGTCGCGCCGCGCATTGGCTTGGCCAAGTCGGCCACGAAAGCCTGAGCCTGTCGCGCATGGAAGAAGGGCTGACGTACACCACCAGTGCACGGCTGTTGGAAGTGTTCGGCGCACGCATCACGCCCGCGCAAGCGCCCAAGTTCCTGCGCAATCCGGTGGGCCTTGCCAACTTCGTCTACGCCGACCGCCTGGGCAACGGCAACGAAGCCAGCGGCGACGGTCACTTCTTCCGGGGCCGTGGTCCGATGCAGCACACCTTCCGGGGCAACTACCGCCGTATCGGTGGCCTGATCGGCTTGCCCGTGGAAGAGCAGCCGGATCTGCTGCTGCAGGTTGAACCCAGTGCACTGGGCGCGGCCGCGTACTGGCACGACAACGGGCTCAACGTGCTGGCCGATACCGGCGATGTGCTGGGGCTGGGCCGCAAGATCAACCTGGGCAACGCACGCGCCAAGCGCTTGCCCGAAGGCCACAGCGATCGCGTCACGCGCACGCAGCGCGCCCTGCAGATCCTGGGCGTGCCCTGATGGTTACGCGCCTGATCATCCTGCTGGCGCTGATTGCAGTGCTCGTCGGCGGCTGTGTTTGGCAGGAGCAGCGCGTCAGCGCCGCGCAGAAAAACCGCGATGCCGCGCTGCAGGCAAAGCGCCAGGCCGAAGCCGAACGCGACAGCGCCAAAGGCTCCACCACTGTCGTGACGCAGTACGTCGACCGCGTGCAGATCGTACGCGAAGCCGGCGCCACCATCACCCGCGAGATCCCGATCTATGTCACCCAGAAAGCCGATGCTGCTTGCGCTATCCCTGCTGGCTTTGTGCGGCTGCACGACGCCGCCGCCTCGGGCAATCCTGCCGGACCGCCCACCGGAGATCCTGATGCGCCGGCCACCGGCATTACACTCTCTGCCATCGCCGGCACCGTCGCTGACAACTACACCAGCTGCCACGCCACTGCCGCGCAGCTGAGCGCGCTGCAGGACTGGATCGACCTGCACGCACCAGAGCTGGCGCCATGATCAAGCCCGCCAGCCTGCGCGCGCATCTGGTCGCGGCATTGCCGGATCTGGCGCGCGATGCCGATCGGCTGCTGGTGTTTATCGACGCCGGCAGCCTGGTCAGCACGTTCCAGCCGGGGCTGTCGTTCGAATATCAGTACACCCTCAACCTGATCGTGACCGACTACGCCGGCCACCCAGACAGCGTGATGCTGCCGCTGCTGGAATGGGTGCAGGTCAATCAGTCCGAGCTACTCTCCAACCCTGCGCGCCGTGGCGACATCGCCTTCGAGGCCGACATCCTCGCCAACGATGCGGTGGATCTGTCGATCAAGCTCCCGCTGACCGAACGCGTGATCGTGACCGCGAAGGATGGCGGCGGCTATGACATCACCCATGCGCCCGAGCCGGTGATCGATCCGACATGGATGACCTGACCGCGCTAGAGACCTGGGCCGCACCTCTGCTGGCGCGGCTGCAGGAGGGCGAGCGGCGCAAGCTGGCACGCAAGATCGGCACCGCGTTGCGACGCTCGCAGAGCCAGCGCATCGGCAAGCAGCAGGCGCCCGATGGCACACCGTATGCGCCGCGCAAGGAACAACTGCGGGATAAGGCGGGCAGAGTCAAACGCAAGAAGATGTTTGTAAAGCTGCGGCAGGCCAAGTACTTCAAGGTCAGCGCCAGTCCTAACCAGGTGAGCGTGGGATTTGTGGGGCGCGTGTCACGAATCGCGCGCGTGCACCAAGAAGGCTTAAGCGAAAGCGTACGACCTGGTGGTCCAAGGGCACGTTACGAGAGGCGCGTGCTATTGGGACTCACTGAGCAAGACCGGCACCTCATCCGCGACCAACTCTTGAGTCACTTAGGCTAGACCGGGATTGTCGAGACGCTATGAGAACGTTCCCCCTGTTAGATGCGCCTGTTGAGGGCGCTTCAGCAAAATGCTGCGGTGGGATCGCAGTCGCACATAACATCGACGGCCCATTTTTTAAAAATAGATTTTGAGTGATTTTTATTTATATTTGAATAAATTCAATATTTGCCCAGGGCGCTGTTCTTGCTTGGACCAACAACGAATATCGGTTGAATGCAATTTTCATAGTTACATCCCTCCCGCCAACCGTACACCTGCCATTGGGGCAACGGCCAACAACGATTACGTCAATTGTACTGGCAGTGCAGGAATGCTTAACTGGCGTAGAAATGCAGCGCATGCGATAGCGCCTCCCACAAGAAGCACCGTTATCCCACAGACCATCCGAAACCGTCACTACCTGGTAGTTTCGCCCGCTGACTTGATCTTCCGGTACATTGCAACCCTGGACAAGATCTGCGGGACGACGAGCGTTATTTCCATAAAAACTAATTGTACCGATGTCTGCAAATGCGGCCGAAGAAAAGAGCAAACCGATTGCTGCGACACTAAAGCCTAGTAAAATTTTATGTTTCATGACTATTCCCATGTGGACGTAAAGGCTCTCAGGTCGCGTAACTCAGCTGCATCAAATATGCGAAAATTTGTTGCTGTTTGCGATTTGGGGGGGGGAACCATCATTTTTTTGTAGAACGAGAGCCAACAATTCGCTGCCTGCAGATTTTCCGAGGTGGCACGAGATCATTGCGTACCGTTCGACGCAATCATCTAATGGCCTCCTTCACTGCTGTAGACCTGTCCAAACTTGAAGCACCAGCTCTGATCGAAGAGTTGGACTTTGAGACGATCTTCGCCGAAGCGCTGGCCCAGTTCCGGCGCCTAATGCCGGAATTCTCCGCGCTCACCGAAGCGGATCCGGTCTACAAGGTCCTGCAGCTGTTTGCGGCCCGCGAGCTGCTGATCCGCCAGCGCGCCAACGACAAGGCCCAGCAGACCATGCTGGCCTTCGCCACCGGCACCAACCTCGATCACCTGGGCGCATTGTTTGGCGTCGCGCGCCTGGTGCTCGATCCGGGGCAGCCGGAGAACGGCATTGCACCGACCCGTGAGTCGGACGTGGACTTCCGCCGCCGCATCCAGCTGGCGCCGGAGGGCTTCAGCGTGGCAGGCCCGGAGGCGCGTACATCTATCACGCGCTCAGCGCGTCAGCCGATGTCATGGACGCCAGTGCCACCAGCCCCGCACCTGGGCAAGTGCTGGTCACCGTGCAATCGCGCAAAGGCGATGGCACCGCCCCGCAGGAACTGCTCGACGAAGTGGCCGCCGTCCTCACCGATGCCGACGTGCGCCCGTTGACCGACGAGGTAGCTGTCCAGAGCGCCCAGATCGTCCCGTATGCCATTCGTGGGCGCGTCTACACCTACGCCGGCCCCGACTCGGCGGTGGTCATGCGCGAAGCGCTGCGCAGCCTGCAGGCGTATCTGGATGAGGCACACCGCATCGGTCGCGACGTGCCCGAGTCGGCCATCAAGGCCAAGCTATTTGCTGACGGCGTGCAGCGCGTTGAGCTGGAATCGCCTGCAGTCGACATCAGGATCAGTCGCACGCAGGCGGCCTACTGCACTGCGATCGACATCGTGCACGCCGGCATCGATGAGTAACTCCCCGCTGCCGCCCAATGCCACGCCGATGGAGCGCGCTCTGGCCGCCGTCACTGATCGCCTGGAAGCGATTCCACTACCGTACCCGGATCTGTGGAATCCAGACACATGCCCCGCCGGCCACCTGCCGTGGCTGGCATGGACGCTATCGGTGGACGACTGGAAGGCCGACTGGAGCGATGCGGTCAAGCGCTCACGCCTGCGTAGCGCCATGGCGATCCAGCGGCGCAAGGGCACGGCCAATAGCGTGCGCATGGTCGTCGAGTCGTTTGGCGGCGCGGTGGCCATCCGCGAGTGGTGGCAGACCGAGCCGCGTGGCCGGCCGCATACCTTCGAGCTCACGCTCACGCTGACCGGCACCGATGGCCAGACCGCCACCTCTCGCTTCGTTAATGAAGTCATTGCCGAAGTCGAGCGCACCAAGCCTGTCCGTTCACACTTCACTTTCACCCAGGGATTCCAAGCAGAAGCCCGCATCGGCGTGCTCGCCGTTGCGCGGCCAGCCGTCTATCGACGGCTGCTGATGGACGCCCAGTAACTGGACACCGACATGCCCGGTCTCAAGCTCCAAGTCACCACCGCTGGCCGTGCCGCGCTGGTCAATGCTCCCAACACCGGCACCAATTCGGTGTTGATCAGCCATGTTGGCATCGCGAACGCACCATTTAGCGCCTCGGCCGCGTTAACCGCGCTACCCGGCGAAATCAAGCGTGTAGCAGCGGTTGGCGGGACCGTTACCGCCGACGACACTATCCACGTGTCCATCCGCGATGAGTCCGATGCCGTCTACGACTGCTACGGGTTCGGCCTGTACCTGTCCAACGGCACACTGTTCGCGGTCTATAGCCAGCCGACGCTTCTACTGGGTAAGGCGGCCGCAGCCATGATGCTGCTCGCTCTCGATGCGGTGTTTGCTGACATCGACGTACAGCAAATCACATTCGGCGGCACTAACTTCACCGATCCGGCCGCCACGACTGACGTGGCCGGGATCGTCGAGCTAGCGACTGAAGAAGAAGCCGCTGCAGGCAACGACAAAATCCGCGTCATTACCGCATGGCTGTTGAAGAAGATCTTGGACGCTCGGCTGGGTGCCGGTGCGCCATCCGCGTTTGTTCGAGGGCTATTGGGCGTGACAAGCGCTGCGCTGCTGCGCACCGCACTCGAACTGAAGGGCGCGGCCCTCAAGGACGAAGGTGCCGGCAACAATTTGGACGCCGACAAGCTCGACGGGCAGCACGGCGCTTACTACCGCGCGTGGGAGAATTTGACCGGCATTCCTGCCACCGCAAGTGCGTGGCCGTCCTGGGATCAAGTCGGCAACAAGCCGCAGACTTTCACGCCTACCGACCACTCACACGCCAACTACGTGGTCAAAACCGGCGATGTCATGACCGGGCAGCTCACGGTGGCGCGTCTGGGGATCAATGTCAGCGGTGGCGCGCAAGGTGCGTTTGATGCCCTCGTTTCCGCCTCCGGCCGCGTGCTCATGCGTGACTACGGCAACGGCACGCCAGTGTTGGATTTCGTCAACGCAGCTAACAACTCTTGGGTCGCCGGTCGCATCCGAACCGGCGGCAACGCGCTCCATCTCGAAACTACGCAGGTCGCCGTTTCGGGAGCCGGCTCGTTTGCTGGATCCCTGCACGCAGATAGTCTTGGCTCTGCATCAGAGGTTATTTCATCGAGCAAGTAGCAACGTGACTGGTCCTCGGGGCCGATGGCGGCGCGAGCATCTATCTCCGTCCCAATGGC